CTGAGGTGTCCATTAAACCAAAAGTAAAAATTTCAAGAAGAACTCCTAATACATTTGAAACAAGATCTACTATACCCGTTACTAAGAATTTTATAGCGTTAAGGGCTGGCATTAATGCTTTAACAACTTTACCTACTAATCCTAATATAGGTCCAATTATATCAAAGAAAGGAAGTAAAGGAGATACAAGGTCAGCTAATAATGATTTTAATTTATCCATAGCAGCATTAAATTTGTCTTGAGCTGTAGTTCTTTCTAGTTGTGCTGCTAATTCATCTTTACCCATTGCTCTTAATTCACGAGCTGTTTTACCTTGTACTTCTTGTTTAAATAATATGTCTGCTAATTGGTCAGACTGCATACCTAAAGATTTAGCTAATGCGTCTTGTTGTAAAACGTTCATTTGACTAAATTCAGTAAAGTCACCTGCTTGTTCTGCTATTTCTTTAGATAATGTAGCGTAATCACCTGTTAAAGCAGCTAATCTAGCTTTTTCTAAATTAAGTTGTTTACCTGTTAATAATTCTGCTTCTAATTCACTTGCAATAGATGATTCAAAGTCTAATAATTGTTTACCTGCAGCAGCAACGTCACTAAGCTCCATTCCTAATGTTTTTGCTTGAGTTACTGCTTCAGCTATAGCTTCAGTGCTTCCTCCTAATTGAGCTCTTATCTGTCCTGTAGTTTTACCTACAGCTTCTAATACTTCTCTAAGATCAACAGCAACACCTGATTGTCTTTGTATTGCATATGAAGTTTCTAATGCATTTTCATAATTTTCTCTAAATGATCCACCTGTTACTACACTTTGTCCAGCTAATCCAGCTGTAGCTTCTCCCGTTAATTTTACTTTTTCAAGTATTTGTGTGGCTGTGGTTAATATTTCGCCATTAAATGCTACTGCTGTACCTAAAGCTCTATTAAGTGTATTATTAGCCTTTATTATTTTTCCTGTAGTAAGAAATATGTCTCCAGAAGCCGCTGCTGTGTTTGCAAAAGCATCTCTTTGAGCTACCGCTTCTTTTCTAGATAATGTTAAACCTTTACCTAATTCTGTTACTTCTTGGTCTACTTGACCTAAAGCTTGAACAACTTCTAATATTAATCCTATAGGACCTAAAGCTTTTTTCAAAACTTTAAAAATCTGTTTAGCAAACTTTTTAATTCCTGCTCCTAATGATTTCATAAGACCCCCAGCTGCTCCTTTTGCTCCTTTTGCTGCCTTTTGTAAACCTTCTACTTTATCTTTTGATACAAAACGTTGACCCTTTCCTTTAGGATCCATACCTTTTTTAAATCTAAATCGAGTTTGTTCAACATCTGAACCTTTCTTTTTAAATTTTACTTCTTCTATTTTATCTAACTCTGCAGCTGCTTCATTAGCTTTATCAGTTTCCATTCTGACTTTTTTAGCTTCTTTTGCCCCTTCACCAAATGCATCACCTATACCATCTAATGTTTTTGTAAATCCTGAAGGTAATGCATCTTTTAATCCTTGAAAAAAACTTGAACCACTTTTATCTTCTATTTCTGCAGCTTTATCTCTTACACCGGCTGCAGCATCATCCATTTTTTCTAATTGAGCAGTAGCTTCTTCTAATTCTTTAGCTATGTCATTATAAAGTTCTGTTTCTTCTTTTAAACCATCTCTTTTAGCCTTACTAGCTGCTGCTTCAACTAATTTTTTATCAGCTGATAATTGGTTTATTTTTTCTTCTAGTTTTAATCTTTCTTTTTCAATTTCACTAGACAAAACATCACCTTCTGTTGCTTCACGTTGTAAATCTCGGGATAGTTTTTTATTTTTTGAAGCTGCTTTAGCATTTGCTAATACTTGTTTAACTAATTCATCTTCTCTAGCTGCTTGTTTGTAAGACTCTTTCATAATAGAGACTCTTTCCAATAAAGCAGCGTTTGCTTTTTGGTAAGTGTCAACTAGTCTACTAGTTAAGTCTAATTTTTCTTCTTCTTCTTCGTTAGCCATTTAAAAATAGAATTATTCGTATATAAATATGAAAAAAATAAAGGCATCTGCGATGCCTTTACTTAAAAATTATATGTGGAAGAAGGAGTTATATTAGGACCCGCTACCTTATCACTAGAGGGACTATTCTTTTTTCTTTGTTTTTCTATTTCTTCATTTTCTTTCTTATGATGTTCATTTATCTTTTCAATATGATAACGTCTCATCCAAATGGGCATATTATATATTTCCGAGTGTATAAATCCACCGCCTCCATGGTACACTAAATCATGTATTTCGCGGAATATAATACCCCTATACTTAGGCGTCAGGCCAAAAAAAGCTGACACCGAGGGGAATGTTCACATCCTCAATGGTATCGCCATCTTCTAAGTCAATATCAACTTGCATGTCAATATCTGGCATAACTTCTGCTAAGTAATTTCTAAAAGCTTTAGAATCTCTAGCTAAAAATCTATTATCAACGAATTCTCTAATAGTCTTAATGTCTCTATCACCATTTACTGACAATAAAGTGTGTTTTAATCTAGTAGTTAATTCAGAAGAAGATTGTTTATTGATTTTTTTAAGACCTTTTAATTCTTTTTGAATTTTTTCTTCATCTCCATGGCTTAAAAGCTTAAAAGTAATTTCAACTTTAGATGTTGGAAGTGTAAAAGCAAATTCATTTCTACCTTCAATTAGTAAACTTTCATCTAATTCTTTATCATCTAATTCTGTTAAATCAATAGTTACTGATTCTGTATCACCTGTTCTAGGGCTAGTAAAGTCAAAAGTATAATCAGCACCATAACCTAAAATACGAGCAGCTATTAATATTGCATTTTTATCACCAATAAGTAAATCATTATAATCTATAGGTGTTACAATTAGTGATTGTAATAATTTATTAATAACAGTACCGTTTTTAATGTAGTTTTGGTTAGTTAAAATGTCTTCTTCACGGGCAGTCATATATTTCATTTTTATAACTCCAGATCTTAAGGGATGTCCTTCAGGATATAATAGTCCTTTAGAAGGTAATGTAACATCTTCAGTAGGAAATTGGTGTTTTTCTTCTTGAAATGTTGGGGTTTTTGGTTTTTGTTCCATAACGTTATTTATTTGTTAAAACTAGTTCGGATATACATATATGTAGAATAAAAAAAGCGCCAAAAATAGGCGCTTTTCTTTTATATAAATTAACTTTTAGTAATTCAAGATGGCGTAATCCATTACTATAGTCATATTAATGTTTGCTGGTGTATCTGAAGTCCAGTCCATATCACCAAAATTTGCATTTTGACAATAAGCACCTTTTAAAATCCACTCTTCAACAACATCACCTACAGGTCCTAATGTATTAATTCTAATGTCTTTTTTATAGAAATCAGAATAACCATCTCTACCTGTAACTGATTCGTGTGATAAACGAACCCACTCCATTACTGCTTGAGCACCTGAAGGTGTTACTGGATCGTATAAATCACATGTAATGTTTTCCCAGTTTGCTTTACCTTTGATCTTTCTTTTTACGTTAATGTGATCTAAAACTACTTCTCCAAAAGTAATACTTGGTCTAGCTATTTTTTTAATTAAATATGCTGGGATACCGTCGATGAACATCAGGAACCTGTTTTGTAATTTAGGTTCAAATGCTGTGAACATCATTTCATTTGTGTTTAATATTGCCATCTTTTTATATTATTTTATTGTTCAGTTATAAATATAATGCTTTTAAGTTTTTTAGTAGCCTCCGCCACCTCCTCCAGTAGCTCCACCACCACCACCAGTTCCACCAGCTCCTCCACCACCATCAAATGTTGCTCCTGTTGGTAGTACGTTAAAGTCTAGTACTATAAATTCTGCTGTTCTAGCTGGTTGTAAGAAAATTGCTCCTACTAATTGGTTTCTATCAATTACATCTGGTGTATTATTACCCTCATCCATTTGTACTCTAAAGGCAAATAATCCTTGTCTTTGTTGTACTGATTCTAAGTAAGGGTTAACAATATTTAAGAATCTATTTCTTGTAGCTTGTGTATTTTGTTCAAATACTAAGTATTTTGAAGAACTTGCAATAAATTTCTTAAGTGCAATTAACAATCTACGAACATTGATTCTGTCTAATGCTGTTGATCTTTCTTGTAGTGTTTTCTGACCCCATATACAAACTCCTGTTTGTGGGAAAGTTGCTATTGGGTTAATTTTATTATCATATAATATGTCTCTTTCAGCTTGATTTAATCTTATTTTAGCTTCTAATACATTTCCTAAAATACCTCTGTTTAAACCTGCTGGTGCAAACCATTCTGCAGCAATTCTATCTGAAGCTGCTATTGCACCTGGTACTATTACCGATGGTGGTACTAATACTGGTTTATTTCTGGCAGAATCAAGTACTTTAACCCATGGATAATAAACTGCAGCGTAGTTAGTGTCTAAACCACTTACGTTACTTACAGCTGTGTTTACTGAAGCACCTACTTCATTTAAGTCCATTACAAAAAATGCATCACCTCTTTCTTCACACATATCAATACCTGCATTTGTAACTAATGGGTGTAATGAGTGAATAACACCAGGCATAGCTAACATATTAATATCGTATTCATCTTGATTTGAAAGAATATCAATTGCCTTTTTATATCCTACATATCCTGCTGCTGAAGTAGTACTTAAATTAAATCCATATAGGTTTGTATTTGTAATAAATTGACCTATTTGTTTTACTGTATATGGTGCAATACCATCATCACCACCTTGGAAAGGTACTGTAAATTTAATCTGATTAGCTGTTGGGCCTGTTGCTCCTGTTGAATCAATCGAAGCACTTAATGAACCTGACCATAATGCTGAACTAGCATGTCCTGAATAATTTTCAACATTAAAATCACCTGATATATTTGCTGTGTTGTTATCCGGTAAAGGTTGTAAGAAATTTTCATTATCTGGTTCTTTATCTATAAATTTAAATCCTAAAAATGCTTTAGAATTATAATTTCCACCAAGTGTTTGTGTTCCTTCGTATGAAGCTGATGGGAATTTAAAATCAGTACCAAATGAAGAAGTTACAATTGGATCTCTTACTACTTTAAACCCTTTAGGAGATAATTTTGGTGAAAGTGCTTTACCTTCTACTCCTTGTGATACTTCTACTCTAATAAGGTTTGAAATATTTGGATAATTTCCAAGTAATTCTACTTTTCCTAATGTGTCATTATATTGTGGGTATCTGTCTCCAATTACTCTTGAAATGTAACGTGGAGAATCTGGGTCTAAAGTTACATTATTATATTGTTCTAAAATAACTGGATTTTTATCTTTATCATTTGTTCTTCTTACAATTACTGAAAATTGAGAATACTGTTCAACACCATCAATGTCTCCTGGTTCTTTTACATTAGCGATTGAAACTTTATATTCATGACATAAATGTTTACCATGATCTAATGTGTGGAATTTAAATAATTCTTTAGTTGTTTTATTTGGATGAGTTCCTCCTACAAATTGTGAAGTAATAAATGGTGTAGAAGCATATCCATATCCTTCTGTTTGGCCAATTTCTCCACTAAATGTCATGTCAGCTGTTTGATTAAGTAGTAATAAGTGTGAACCAGCTGATATTCCTTTATATCCTCCAACTTCTGTACCTTGTGTAGTTGTTGCTGCTGATGCAGTTGAACTACCAAGGTTTGTGCTTATATCTACTGCATTACCTGCTTCTTTATGTGTAATTATTACTTTTGCTGTATTAGTAACATCAATGGATGCTGTAAATTTATTACTAAGAGCTGTTGTATTGTTTATTGTAAGTGTAAGTGCTTGAGCTAATTCAGATCCAGTTGCATGTGTTGCTGATGTAACTTGACCAAAACCTGTTCCTACTGGTAATAGGATAGGAATTACTGATCCTGTTATTCCTGCCACACTCTTAGTAGATACTGGTTCTTCATTAGAACCTGAGAATATTAATACAAATTGTTCTCCAGTAGTTCCAGTAGCTACTCCTGGACCATCAGTAAAGTTAGCGTCTGCAGGAGTTAATATAATTGAACCTGTTCCTGCTGCGTAAGAACCTAATCCATCTGCATTGATTAGTGATTGGGTGGTAATAGTACCTGCTGGAAAAGTTACTGAAGCTACTTCTCTTGTTGATGCTGCTGCTACAGATGTTTGTAAGGTTTTAAAATT